TTGTATGTAGTTGGAGTTGAATAACCAGTAATAGTAGCTGTACCAGATAGTGTTCCAGAAATAGCGATTAAATCGCCAACTGTTATTGTAGTTCCAGTACAAGTAAACTGGCCACCAGTACCAGAAACTGCACCACCAGAAATAGTTGGTGTGGTCATTACTGCAGTAGCAGTCGCACCAGAACCAGTATCACCTGCAGCTGTAGTAATGGTTACGGTCGGTGTGGAATCATATCCAGCACCCGCAGTTGAAACTGCAATCGCAGTAACTGTACCACCAGACAATGTTGCGGTAACAACAGCTTGTGTTCCACCTGCATCATCTGGAGCACCAACTGTTACTGTAGGAGCAGCAGCAGTAGAGGTATAGCCAGATCCTGCAGCAGTGACAGTTACAGTACCTAGACCACCTGTTGGGGTTGCCACAGCATTCAAGTGTCCAGCGTCTGCACGAACTAGCAATAGGTTATTTGTATAAGATAGGAAGTTCGCAGCAGTGAAGAAAGAACTAAAGTTACTATCGTCTGGTTTACCGAAGCGACGAACTAATTCGTTTTCGGATCCAACAGTGGTAGGCTCCATAACTGGACCCCACGGAAATGCACCAGCAAAAGCACCAATTGAAGATGATACGGCTGGAACGATAGAAGTGAAATCTTTTTCTACGACTGCAACGCCTGGAGATAATTGAAACGGCATTGTAATTCTCCTTGTTAATAAGTTTTACTTTTAGACAAAATTCATGTCTACATTTTATTTAGTTTTTGCACGATTTCTAGAAGTTTAGAGGGGGTTTTTCTGGACCACCATCGTCATAAAAACCAAATGGAGTAAGTTCTTCTTCGATAGCCTGCATCTGTTTCTTATACATAACTTCTCTAAGGTTTACATTATTTAGGTCTTTAAAATACGAGTTAGTCGTCAACCAACCAAACAAAACTAAAGGCATAACCAAGTCATCATGATAACCTTCGTCTGCTTGATAAGAACCCTTTGTCTCAATAAATGTAGAAATTTCTGATATAGTGTCTGCGTCTTGTATTAATAGTTTCTTTTCTTCAACTAGTGCTTTAAAATTAGAGCACCCAATTCTTTTAATTTTTTTATCTGTCATTACACCTAGCTGGGTTTTACCACCACCGAAACCACCAGAAACTGTTTGTCCAAGAGTATGTCTTGTAACAAATAAAATGTTTTCGTATTCCATCTCAGAATAGAGAATATGAGCAACTTGCTCTGATATATTAATCTCCATTAGAACCCAAGCGTAATTATAGTCTCTACCAACTTTGTAAATAATATTAGGATAGAGCAATGGACTAATTTCATTGTTTCTATACTTTGCAACAATTCGGTAAGGTGTTTCTGTAATATCAATAATCTGAAATGCAGAATAATCCCCACCAACTCCTTTAGCCACATCAGCGACTAAACAATATGTATGACCAACTTGTGGCTCTACATAAACATCAAGTCCATCTTTCTCATAGACTCTATTTGCTACACTCATTTGTGCGATAGTATCTGCATTAATAAGTGTTAAACTCGATCCCAAGAAGTTACATAGAACCTCTTGATTATATTTAAGTTCACCAAGCATGGCTTTTTGCTCATTTGCCCATGCCTCATCACGACCTGGAATTTCCCAGTATGGAATAAACAGATTAACAAATCCATTTCGACCATTCTCAGCATCATTCCAAAACTTCCAGAAATGATTATAACCTAGTGGTGTACTGCTTAATAAAATCTTAGTAGTTTGCCCAGCAGAAATCGTAGGGTAAACAGATGTAAAGAATTCTTCTGCCACATTGTTTGGAATAATTGCAGCTTCATCAACATACAACAAGTTTACAGATTTACCACGAATACCAGATTTACCAGTTGCAGCAGTAAATACTTTTGAACCATTTTCTAATTCGATATCACCTTTGTTCCACGTAGTGACACCTTGTTGCATCCATTTAGGAAGTAATTCATACATCGTTTGATAACGATCTAAAACCTCTCGTGCAGCTGTTGCTTTGTTTGCTAGAACACCCACATTTTTATTCGGTTGAAATAATGTATACCAAAGAATATAAGCAGCGGAAGTTGTAGTCTTGCCTTGCTGACGACCTTCCATAAGAATCACACGACGATTGCTATGAATAACATCAATCTTTTTCTTTTGGCAATCGTATAATTTAAATAACTGAAGACCATGATCTAGTGTTACAATGTAACAATAATTTTCAATAAAATAAATCGGATCTGCAGCACACTTCATGTACTCCTTAACATCGTCTGGAGTGAACTGAACATCAACACCTGCTGCTTTTAGATTCGAATTCGCATTATAAATTTCAGCCATATTTAAAAATTACTTGTCCAAGATTCAGTATCAACTGTGGCAGTGGTAACATCTCCCTCTGCCGTGAAAATTCTATTAGGATTACTAAAGTTTTCATTCTGTCCAATATTGGCAAACACCTCATCGATAACTTTCTTGCCAACTACTGGACCAAATAGATTGGTTTTAATTGTGAATGTTAGCGTATGTGTAACATTTCTGCGAGTTTGAAAGTCACCATCATACTCATCAGAGGAAGTTACACTATTTAAAACGATAGGAATGTCAAGTTTAACATTCATGTCTGGAACAGCGTTAATCGTTAGAGTATATTCTGGAGTGAATGTTGGAAGAATTTGTTCTAAAATTTGTAATGCGTCTTCTTGAGTCTTAGTTAAAATATACAAACTAACATCAATATTATACGGCACTGGAGTATAGATAGCATCCGTCGCAGTAGAACCATCACCACATTTTATTTGCTGCATACGATTTAACTTACGACTAGAATCGTAGCTATATCCAAGAATCTCAAAAGACATTCTTGGTAAAGAGACATAGGTATTGTTTTCTAAATTAGGATCTTGCTCAATACGAACTAGATATTTTTCTTTTGGAGCATATGCCAAAGGAATTTGTAGACGCTGTGCGACTGTTCCTGTTACAGAATTTCCTTCACGACGATCAATATAGATGTCACTGAACAGAGTGCCAAACGCTACGATGCACTTACGAATAGTTCCGTGATAAAATACGTTATTGTTTAACATTATTCAGTATTCCTGGTTCTATCTATTTCACCAAATGGATTTGATTCACTGAATAAATCAGTTGCTGCTGCAGTCTTAAATTTATTATTATCACCATAAGATTCAACGGCATCAATGTCTGCTTCAATAACTGCAGTTGCTGCAGCATTTGATCCACCACCACCAGTAAATGATATAACTGGAGCAGTTTGATAATTAGTTCCCGAGGCAGTTACTGTAATGCCAGTGATTTTATTTAAAGTAGCACCTGATGTTCCACGAATTGCAGTTGCAGTTGCACCATAACCAGTTGAAGAAGTAATTACAACTGTAGGAACTGTGGTATATCCAGAACCTTGATTTGTCACATCGATCCTTATAACCTTACCATTTGGTGAACGAGTTGTATTTGTGGTAAATGATTTGAGTGATTCAAATGTATCCACTGCTGCAATACCAGTATCAATTCTTTCAGAAGCATACTGGAACAATTCAACTTGTAGTTTATAAACATATAGTTTACCAAGTTGATAAAATGGATCTTGATGAGTCACAAATTTAATCTCAAACAATCCTTTTGTTAATGGAAAGTAAATTAAATCTCCCTCGTTTGGGCGATTGGGTAAAGTAGTTTGACCATAGCGACCAACTAACTGATCCCATCTACGACGAGCAACTATTAATGTAGCTGACTGCTCCATCATTAAACCAAACTTTTGAATAAATGCTCCCTGCCCAGCAAGATTGTCCACATTTTCAAAATACATTTCAATTGGAAATGATGAGGTGAATTGAGACAGACGATCTTCACCAAGAATCTCGTCTTTAGAAACTAATGTTCTTGGAATATAAAAGAACTCATTACCGTAAATCTTTAAAGATTCGATAATAAGATCTTCTATCAAGTACTGTTCGTTTCTCGTACCATGAGAAAAATAAACATTAGTTGTTGACATATTAACCTATAAAAAAGTCTAATGGTGCAGACTTATTTTGTAAACTATCCTCTAGTTCTTTAATCTCATTAACTGCTTCATCGTATAGTTTATCACCATCTAATGTGACACCACCTGGAAGTTGAATGCCAGAAAACTTTTTAATATTTGTTGCCCACTGTCTTTTAAACAATGCAGTAACATAATGTTTTAAAAATGATTCGTTATAAACTTTTGTAAATTCAGTTGGATCTAAAGCACGGTATCCTTGAACGATAACATAATCACCAAGAGGGATATCTGTTTCCCAGTTAATGTCTAGATAAATTCTATTTGTTCTACGATTAAATCTAAAAAGAGTATGACCATTTAACTCTAAATCAAGTAGAGCCAAATGACTCATTACAGTTTTGTAATAAATGATAGAGGTAGATGTTAAGTCATATAGGTCATTCAGACGCAATTGATATTGTAAATCAAATATGTTCTTAGATGACGATGCCTGCCCTATGGCTAAAATTTTAGTAACACCATATACTGAATCAGTTACTGTGATGTACTTATTATCGTATTCTCTTTTTGTGATAGTGGAAGTTGTAGCAGTTTGACCAGATGTTGCACCAGTAATCACCTCGCCAACTGTAAATGTTCCGACAATGTTTTTAACAAGAAGTAAAGTTCCAGAAGAAGAACGACCTGTTTCTTTTGTTACTTGTGCAGTGGCACCTGATGTTCCACCTGTAATAGTTTCAGACAATGTAAAGTTAGCAGCAACTGAGGCAGTCAAAACAATTTCAGAAGCACGAATTTGTGCTTTCATATAAATCTGTTCAGTGCCCTCGTAATGATACTTTGCCCAATGTTCTAATGCTTCATCTAAACGATCTTCTAATTGATCGTCATCCACATTAATTTCAACAACTGGTGCACCCAAATTACGAAGTGCATATTCTTTTAATTGTTCTCTAGAATTGACTGCCATATGTTATGCCTTAATTAGAAGTACAGCACCTTTTACGCTAATTGTTCCGCTTGAACAAGAAGCTGAGAATACTAGGTTACCACCAACAACTGCCCAATTTAACGCATGAAAAGTATTTCCTACCTGAATTTTAGAGAGAGCAATGCTATCCAAATAGTCTCCATGAAAATAATTTTGAAAATTGCCACTAGAATCTCCAGCATATCCAGAGGAATTATATGGGAAATAAATCCCAGTTCCATCATGCATAACTAGAAACTCGTACATCGCATACGCAGTACTGTTAGTTATCTGTATTGTATATTTAGCTCCTCTGTATGTTGTTGCAGAAGCTGATTGTAAAGTTGTTGAAGTTGTTATACCAGTCTGGGATATCTCTACTAAGTCAGAATAACCTCCACCAGATACGGTTGCCCATTGAACTCCAGTACCAGTAGATTGAAGAACCTGTCCATTCGTACCTACTCCACCACCAGCTGTAACAGTACCAGTGATTATTGGGCTAGTTAAAGATTTATTGGTGAGAGTTTGAGTGCCAGTTAATGTTGCAACAGTAGAATCAATTGCAATAGTTCCGCTAGTGGTAATCGTTCCACCACTTAAACCAGTACCAGCTATAATAGAAGTTACGGTTCCAGAACCACCACCGCCAGAAACTGTTGCCCATTGAACTCCAGTACCAGTAGAT